CTCAGATATAACAATTAGTCTTTCATCAGAAACAGAGCCTCCTATAAGCTGTAGAACAGCTCCCCTTTTAACATCAGTAAAATATTTATTTTCTCCCCATGCAACAAAACTTTCAGGGTTATTACTTATACCATAGTTTTCTATACGTGCTATTTGGTTTCCTAAAATTTCTGGAACTGAAGCTACTAAACCGCCGCCAGTAGAATCAGATATAATATTTTTAGATGCTAGTACATAAGATATTTTATCCTCTTGTAAAACTAAGATATCAGTTCTTCTTGCGTATAATATTTCAACATCTCCATAACTTTCTTCAAGTGGTTTAAAATTAGCAAGTCCTAAATTAAATTCATTTAATTTATTGACATTAGTTTCATCATTATATACACCACTATAAGTTAAATCAGCAAATCTATGAGCTTCTTTATAATCTATATTTGAAGTTGTAAAAACTCTATTACCTAAATTAAAAGATTTACCAGTTAAAGAGTCTCTAATCTTATAACTTTCAACTCCATTACCAAAAGCATAACAGTTAAAAAATCCTGTGTTTACAACTCCAGCTACACCATTAGTTATGTTTTGATTAGTAACATTACCACTGTGATTTCCTGATGAATCTATAGAATAAGATTGGTCATTTTCAAACCAAACGTCTGGTAAAGCTTCTTGTGGTTCAGTTTCAAAAACAATAACAGAATCTCTTCTATATATTGTAAAACTAACTCTTACACTTGAATCTCCGTCTGAATCCCCACCACAAGATTTTGTACCACTTACCATTAAGTATATATCTCCATTGCTTCTTTGATACCACCTGTAGTAATTATTTTTTACAAAGTCGGTTGCTGCAGTGCTAAATCTACCTGAGTCTTGCATTTGACTTTTAGTTAAATTTTTAGCAGTACCGGCTGTATTATTAAATTGAGGTACGCCAGCTCCTGTTGCTAGTGTGTTAATATATATATTTCCAACCTCTTCACTACCTGAACTTGGCACTTTAATACCTGAAGACTCTATAACTGATCCTATGTTGTTGGAGGTAAACCAATCATACATGTTTGTATAAAGTTGAGCTGCAATAAATTCTTCTTCTATTGTATTAGACCTTTCTTCACAACTCCCACCCTGACCAACTCTTAATTGAGATATACTCATTACTATTCTTGTGCCTGCAGGAATATCATACGGAGTTCCAGAGTTTACAAAAAATGGGTAAGCTAAACCTGGATATCTATTATTTTGTCCTGCTACAGCAGCGGGAACCTGTATATCAACAATATCATCTGTATCTAAAACTGCATCAAAATCGGTAGTTGCCATTTTCATATAAACACCTCCAGGAACTATAGGAGGAGATGGTGATGGAGCGTAAGGAATAAAGTCTGCTGTTTGAGTTTCTTTTTCTAAAACAGTTGCATAAACACAGCTTGTCATAGGACCAGAAGAATCTCTTTTTACAATTAATCTATCTCCTGTTTCTACTTTCGCTATATTATCTCCTTCTAATAAAAGATAAGAATTGTTAGAAGTTGGATCTTCAAAAAATATACTTGAGTATATAGTTTCATAGGTTGTTCTATCTGGTTTTAAACAAAACTTATATCTTGTTGCCCAACTAGGAGCTCTTTGACTCACAGGTATAGTGGCTATAATTTCGTTTTTAGTTATTGACCTAGAGCAAGGTACATTTACAGTGTTGTTATTACTAACTAAAGCGGTAGAAGCTCTGTTATATTCATCCATGTAAACTATTCCTAGTTCATATCCTCTATTACTATGCAAGCTTTCTGTGTTTGCTGTTTGTTCTAATCTTACATTTACATCTGTAAAGTAATTATAAGAGACAATTAGGTTCGTTGCTACTGGAGCGGTTTGTGAATATTGTACAGTAGGAAATATTAAAGTTATTTCTGTTCCGACTAAAGTTGCGCTTATTGGTTCTCCTTTTGCAGGAGGGACTTGTGTTGAAGCAGTTAATCCAGTTTGATTTATATCATAGTCATAATTTGTTCCATCTAAAGCTCCCTCTAAAGAAAAATTAAATACATCAGTTAAGGTAGAGCCTAACCCATTTTGAGCGTCTGCTAAAGTTTGTATTGACGCATCAGTTAATCCTATTTTTGCTTGAAAATCAGAGCTATTAAATAAATCATCTACCGTAGCATAATTGTCTATTAGTGTATATGAAAAATTAATTATTGTGCTTCCCTGTGTTGCGTCAGGAGAATTAGCACCTAAATACAAAGCATGTTGATAAGTAATAGAAAAAGATATATTAGCTCCTGAAACTAATGAACTTTCAAAACCGCCTAAATCAAATTTAATACCCGCATTTGCATTAAGTTGAGAAAAACCAAAAGCTTCATAAGTATAGGAAACTAAATTTGATGTTGTTAGCGCCTCACCTCCAATATTTTTAGCATCTAATTCAACTGTATAATTTAAATTTAAAGGCGCTCCATTTATATCTATTAAGTTATAGCCTTCAGTATAGTTACCGTATATAAGTCTATTGCCCATTAATGTTTGAGCTTTAGCTTTTCTAGGTACATTATCATATAATCTTAGAATTTCACTTTCAGGAAGAACAGTAAATATTTTACTGTTTGTAAAAACATAAGTTGCATTAGTGTTATGTGGTCCTAATGGTGATTTTTTTATTCTTTCAATTATTTTTATAGTAGGATCGTTTGCTTCTTTAAATAATAAATCTATTCCAACTACTAATGAACTTCCTGTGTCGTATGTAATTTGTACTCCATTTTTGGAGTTGACCATTCCTTCGTTTAAAAAACTATTTGAAGAAAAAGAAAAAATTCCTGGGTCAAAAGCAGGTTCACTAAACTGCGAAACAGCGGAATATTCCCCATTAGAATATTTATATCTGTATGCAAAACAAATAAAATTATCCTCTAAAAAAGAATCTTGTAAAGTAGTGTTTAATAAATTTAATGTTGGTGCAGTAAGAGGCGGTTTTTTAATTACTAAAATTTCTTCATTGCTAAACTGATCTACATTATTGAATGGAACAGAATAATTAAAATCTATATTTACAACTCTAGGTGCATTTAAATTATCTGTAAAAAGTATTAGATTATCTATTTTATCTACAGATGTTATTAAAAAATTTGGATTAAAATTTAAAGTAGTATTAATGTTATCACCAGTATTTATACTAATTACGTGATAAATAAGAGAACCTGTTATTACATTATAAGAAACAATTAAATCTAATTTTCCAGTTGCTCCTACTGTAAATGCAGGGTCGTGAACAAACCAATAAATGGTTTCATTTGCACCATCCTCAAAAGCTCCTATACATCTAGCTGAGGTGCTTAGTGCAGTACCATCTATATATTGAAGTGATGTAACCTGTACATTACCCTTAGCATTTTCAACAGCCCCTATTTCTGATTCTTCAGTAGAACCAAGTCTAACATTCAAAGCATCTATATACTCTCCGTTTGGTATAAGCCTTTCGTCAAGGCTCTTATTCATACGCCCAGCTACAAAATTTCTTTGAATGTTTGCCATTTTATTTTATCCACTTATCTTCACCTCTAAGATTCATAAGCAATCTACTAGGGTGAATGTTACTTAATCTGATTTTAGCATTTCTTAATAAAGCTTGTTTGTTTTTTCTTGCTCTATTAATAATATACTCTTGCACTCCAAATTTACTATTTAATATAGCATATTGTATATAAGCATAAATATAATCTTCAAATAATTTATTTACACTTATTTGTGAGTCATCACCATTTTCCATTCCATCAGATATGTATTGTAACACACATTGTCTATTGGCCATAGTTGAATCAAAATTAATAACACCAGCTTTTTTATCAATAGTAAAAGTAGGATTAATGTTGGCTGTTTCTGTATTTAAACCATATCTAGCTCCAATACGAGAATTGTATATGTCGCCATCACAATCAATACAGTTACCGTTCTCATCCGCTTCATTATTTTGATTTAAATAAATACTATTTAAAGACCCATCTTTTCTTGCAGTATCTAAATTTGACTCTATAGTTGATACATTATTATTTCCATCATACCCAAAAACAGCAGTAGAGTTTTGTAGGTATTGAATGGAAGATTGTACTTGAATATTTTCAGTTAATTCTCTTAAGGTGTTACCTTGAAACAAGTAAAGCTTTACCCAGTTTACATAATCCGATGGTAAAACAAAACGCAAGTCATCATATACTGTTAACTCTAATGCTTTTATTTCTTTAAAAGCATCGTAGTTTAACTCTTGAATTGCTCTCTTTGCGTGAAATAATATCTTATATCTGTTTTCATTATTAACTAACGAATGATTTCCATCATACATTAATTCAAAATTAGTCATTATGTTATCCAAACTTACGTATTGATAAGACCCCCAATTACTATCTGTGGGTGCAACCCCATCATTAGTATAATATTTTCGTTGATTTATATATGCCATAATTATGTATTAGTTTGATTTTGCTGTTGCTCTTCTATTTGTCCAAACTGAAATACATCAGCCTCCCTTATTGATATACCTGCATATTGTAATATTCTTGCTACTAAATTATTAGAGTCATCAATCGGTAATTCAAAATCTTGGTAATCACTTTGCGTTTGATCAAACAGTGGTTCACCGTTTAATAAAGTAACATAAGTCCATTTTGGGTCTAATGGATATCGAACGTAAGTTCCTTGTATATCTAAAGCTCCATTGAATGTAGCAGGAAAAATAGTTATAGAATCTCCCTTTTGGGTATATGCTGGATATTGAGATGAGGGAGCGGTTAAAAGAGATTTATTTAACAAATCTATTTTATTAATACTAACTTTTTCAGCTTGACCCTTTAGAACACCCCCCTCATAACACAGAACTTTATTTAATAAATAATAATCATCGCCAGTCGTGGTTTGACTAGGAAGATAATATATGTTATTGGAGTTTTGTACTAAAGTTTTTGTAACAGAAAAAGTATCAATCACTTCTTCGTAACCAAGTTTTATATCAGCATATCCCGTTCCCGAAACCCTTGCATTTTCCTCGTTAATTTGCTGATTATAATTTATAAAATATTCGTCAAACAAATCTAATTGTGCTTGTTTAGCAAACAAATTAAAATCACTAGGAGATATATACCCATAGTTATTTTTGTTGATAATAGCAAGCACAGTATTTCTTACAGAATTTATCATTTGAAAATCTTTTTACAAAGATACACAAAATAAAAAAGCACCCTTATTTGGGTGCTTCTTCTTAATTTAGTACAATACTTAAACTAGTTAAGCATTTACAATACTTGTTACAGCTTTAGGTAAAGCTAAAGAAAACATTGGGTTTGTC